AATAGCAAAATTTTCTTTTTCTTTGGCTTGTTCGGATCGACTTTTTGTAATTTTGGTAATTCCATTTGTAACTTTTCCTTTTTGTTATAACTTTATTATAAATATGTATTAACCTAATATAACCACCGGTTTTTTAAGCTTATTTACATTGTTGTATGCTGTTTTTAATACTGGATCTAATGTATCTTCATTGGTCATAATCATCATGTAATCGCATCGTTCTGCAATCAATTTCATGCGATGATGTAATTGTGAAAAATGATATGGTTTGCCATAATATGATTCTGGCATTGCTGAATACATATTATAACCTGAAAATGATGGATTATATTCTTCGTAACGTAATCCAAATTCTAATGTGTATTTTCGAACCATACTATTAGCGCCTTCGTTGCCGCCGGCTCCAACAATAATCAAATCATCATTAAATTGTGATTTTAATTTTTGAAGTGTATCCTGTACTTTTCTTCGGTTCTGCCAACCTGTGTTTCCGATTAATGCAATTCGTGTCATTGTACCTTTTCATGTAAAAATTTAACACCTTTGGGCATATATCCATACACCGTACGTAGCATTTGTTCTAATATAGATCTATTTTCTTTGTGATTTGGCCCATCAATGTTAGTGCATAAAGAATATTCCATTTTGCAAGTACTCGTACCATGCCAAGTAGGATGATTCTTTACTTCAAATTGATAAACATAAACATGTTCGTGTTTGTACATATCTTATTATAAGAAAAATTATTCGCGAATCCTATTTTCTTTAGGACAATTTGCATAATCTGTTTTGAATGGGCAATATTTACAATTCTTATCACCTTTACCTGATATTGCCATATATGAAGTTTCGGCATTCTTATTGCCTTCTGCATCAAAACATTTTTCAACAAATGCATCAATTTGTTTCTGCACTTTGCGTTGTGTAACAGATCCAGATGATGGTCTAAAGTTTTGGATGCGCTTTTGTGGAAACATTGATTCTTCAATGAGTTTGCGTTTCACAATAAAGAATTCAACATCAATATGATCAACAGGTGTTCCAAATTGTTTTGAAAAATAATTCTTATATGCAACTAATTGTGCTGCCTTTAAGCTATCTGCTTTTTGGTATTTATTCCAACCAGCACGTGATGTTTTAATATCAAACAAAACAATGTGATTAGTTACTGTATTACGCATTACTACGTCGATGAATCCATACCAATATACAGCTGGGTTCTTTTCAGATGCTTGAGTGCATAAATCTAACTCAATTCCTACTAATTCCCAATTCTTGCTAGAAAAATATTGTGCTCTGCGTTTCTTAAACCATTCTAAGATAGCTACACCATCTTCTAGATATTCTGCTAACTGTAATGGATTAGAAAAATGAACTCCTCCGCATTCAGTGACGCAACGAGCATATTCTTCTTTGAGCTTGTTAGTTAAGATTCCGCGGAAATCTAAATTCTCAGCTTTCTTAACTGATTCGGTATACATTACCGTTAAGAAATATTGAAATGTCTCGTGAAATGCTGTTCCAAATGTTGTATCAATTGAAGCTTGAAATGGAGCTAATCCATCTATGTATGCTAACTTCCAAGACATCGGACATCGTTCATACATTGACCATTGCGAATATGATATTCTTCTTGCTACGGTCTCTGGATCGCGTAATGATAATTTATAAATTGGGGCAATATAGTTATTTTGCTTCATTCTTCGGTTGGATTTTTACTATAAGCAATCATTTCTTGTAACATGTTGTATTTATGATCTCCGACTACTTCATAAAAATCATCGGTTAAGCAATCATCTTCGTCTCGGTATTCTACAAGTTCATCAATTGGCTCGTAATATTCAACATCTGACCATTCGTCTGTTGCAACTGCAGCTCCTATGAAATTATATCCTTCATCTTCGAAAGTACATTTACATGTAAAGCCTTTATATTCTGATTGCAAATATTCAGTTAGTTTATTGAATAACTTCTCCGGGAAGTCCCATGCAGTTGTCCATGAAATATTTATGGTAGTATCATATTCATCAACATCATCAAAATAAATCCATTTAGCGCCGAGATTTTCAATATAATAATCTCTAGTATCTTCTTTATCTAGATATAAATTATCCAACATGATGTTGCAGCATGCTTCAATTCGTTCGCCAAATGTTATATTTTCATCAATCGTATTTCCAATCCATTCTGAAAACTTTGTTGCATCTTCTGGATTTGCGAATTCAATCTCTACGTATGTATAAACGTGATTTGCCATTTCTTACTTTTTTTATATTATAAGAAATTATTTATTAGAATCCAATTGTTCTGCTAAGTATATATTGATTAGATCCTTTGTCTTAGTTAAATCTTGTTCAAAGGAACCTTTATGCCGGCATCTTACAATGCGTTTAATGATATCAAACTCATAGCTATTCAAACCCCAATCTTCTGCAAATTTATAAAGGCTATCCTTACCTTTGTAATGTGATTGTGTGTTTACATTGCTCATTTAATTCCTTTCAATAGTTTTTTCTTATCGCCGTCACTATAACCATACATTGATAAGATTCGTTCACATTGAACTTTATCCATTAAGTCAACATAATCAGCAGCTTCTGATTTGCTAACTTGATAATGCTCAGCAACTTGTTCAACTAATCCTTTTTCGTACTTATCTTCTGATTTGCCTTTTATGTATTTAGCAAATGTCTTGTTATTTGGTAATAGTTCGTGATATAATTTGTATGTCTCTTGTGGACGTAATAATCCAATTGTATATGTTTGAAATTCGTTGATCAACTCCGTTAATTCCATTCGCATTGATAAAAATCGATTCATCATGAAAGGACTAAATGCTTTTTGATCCATATCAGACCATTTCGACCATTCTTTCTTTTTATGAGTTACTCCATCAATGAAATCAAACATTGTAGCTGCCTTCTTTTTTTCTTCCGCCATTATAAATTGTATTTTTTACGATATTGTTCTTCTAACTTAGTTCCCATTCCCATTTCTACAATAATTGCATTATCTGGAATACCTATTATTCTTTTAGCATTCAAAATGTCATCAATACTTTTATTGCGAAACGTTTTTATCTTAGTCTTCGCATTGCTACGATTTGATGTTTTGAATATGATTGTTACTAAATCTTTATGATACGCCTCTGCCATTAGATTTCGCCTAATAAGTTAACAAACATTGCCATGATATTGATTTCTTTATCAACCACACTAGCATCCTTGAATTGTGCTTCTGCAATGATCAAAATGCATGGTGCAATATGGCCATGTGCAAATTCATCTAAATTATCATATAAGAATGTGTATAATGGAGTAAAATCTTTAACTTTGCTATCTGCAATGCATTGGCGAATCTTTGTAAAGGTTGCTTTTTTGTCTTTTGCATTTTTAAGCATATCCAATACTTCGGTCATGTAATTTGCTTGAATTGCACTTGCTTTATCTAATTGCAATACTCCGTTAACTACTGATGCTTGTGCTGCATTAATTGCTCGGCGTACATCTGGATATGATGCATTGATAATTGCTGCAATATCCTTGATATCATATTGAACATTTTTTTCTTCTAATACAGTAACCAAACGCTTTGCTACATCTGTTTTATTTGGAGGTGTAATTGCAAATGTCTGACAACGTGATTGAATAGGATCAATGATCTTTTCAACATAATTACATGTTAGAATAAATCGTGTTGTTTTGCTATATGTCTCCATCAAGTTGCGGAGAGCTGCTTGTGCATTTGGCGTTAAATAATCTGCCTCATCCAAGATAATGATTTTCCAACGACGGAAACCTACTGTTGATGCATAACGCTTGATCTTATCACGAACTGCATCTACTGAGTTTTCATCTGATGCATTAATATACATCAAATCAGCATCAACACTATTTGCAATAATCTTTGCCAAGGTAGTCTTACCAGTTCCAGCGGATCCGTAAAACAATAAATGCGGTACATCACCGTTTGCAATGAAAATTTTAACTTTTTCAATAATGTGTTCATTGCCAATGTATCCTTCTAATGTGTCTGGGCGAAATGATTCTACCCAAAGTGTATTTTCTGTGTTTCCTATCATATTATTTACCTGTTGATCCAAATCCTTTATCGCCTCGTTTAGTTCCACCTATCGAGCCGACAGCCATCCAATTGATTCTTTCAATAGGACATAAAACTAATTGTGCAATTCTATCACCTGATTTAACTTCGAAGTCATACTGGCCATGATTAATTAAAATGACGCCAATTTCTCCTCGATAATCTGCATCGATCGTACCTGGGCTATTTAATACAGTAACGCCATAATTCTTAGCTAATCCGCTACGGGGACGTACTTGTATTTCATATCCATATGGAATTTCGACACAGATTCCAGTCGTTATTAATTTAAACTCACCCGGTTTTAGAAGTCCATTTTCTGCACTTCTAACATCTAGACCGGCACTCCCATTAGTTTCATATTGTGGGAGTGCATTGTCTGAATTATTTACTATTTTTACTATCATCTTAATTTTGAAGCATTACTAACCAATAGCTAGATTCAAAATCAGATCCAACGAAATCAATACGAGAT